AATACCATTTTTCTTTACATTAGCAACTATAGTTCTTCCTCGATAAGCAAGACCAACTTTATATCTACAGGTTGTTGATTCGGTTTCTTCGTCCCACCCAGTCTCATCATTATATGTATAAGTCCATCCGTCAGTACTGCCTGTATCAGAAAAATATAACGCTGGATTGGTAGTAGCTCTAGAACCTGCAAAATTTGTACCGTCTAGGTCAAACCAACCGCCTCCTCCAGCACCTAAATCAATGTCAATGGTTTTTACTAAATAAAACGGTGTCGTAGCTCCGTCAACAGTTTTTCTGTGATATAATTTTATACCAGTTATTCTTTCTTGTATTGTTGCTGCATTCACCCAAATATTCCAATTAATTTCTGCTCCATCAGCAGAAATCGTAATTGACTTATCTGTTGGAGCGGAAGTTTGTGGGATAGATATAGCAGACTCTTGATTATCATCTCTAACAAAAGTTATACCGTATTGGATAACATTCCCTGTTAGATATGTCGATGTTGCTAAAGTATTTTCAACCATACGCACAAAAACCGTATTGTCATTGTAGTTCCCTATTTGGCTTTCATCTACTGTAGATTCATCTAAAGCTTCGGGTGCTTCCATTTCATTGTCATCTATAAACCAACCATCCAAATCATAAGTATCATTAGTAAGTTCAAACCTACTTCTATCTACATATTGTACATTAATATTTTCATCGTCGTGACTACCACCAATATTAACAGTATCTTCAAATCCAGTTATAACCGGAGTCGGTGCATTAGAAGCCCAACTTGTAAATTCAGCCTCTTCATCCCAACCGCCTACTTCATCATCGACATAATATCTATGCCAAGCACCAGTATTTCCCAAGCTATATATAAATTCAGTATCATCTATATTGCCTGCTGCATCTCTTGAATGAAGAAACGCCTTGCTGTAATGTTGAACGCCATCAGCTGGGGTGGCATCTATTTGATCTTCCTCATTACCAACAAAATTACGTAATTTACCGTAGTACAGTCTAAAGTTCTTACACGTATCAAGCATGTCTGGACGTAAATCCACAGCATCGGGGTCAGTAATAATACCGCCACTAAAATCTTTAATACGTGTAGTCAGTTTCTTTTCTGGATTCATCTCAGGAACCTTGAACATTATTTCTTCTCCAACAAATATTTATGTATGTCATCAATTTGAGTAGCCATTATTCCCATTCGTTGTTTTAAATCCTCATGTTCCCGTCTTGTTGGGAACTGTTTTATTTTTTCACTTAAGGGCATGTGTACAGTACTATTCAATCTATGCTCAGTGTTAATAGCAACATCTCCACGAAGAGCTCCGTAGGCTACGCCTAAACTAACAATTATCGTAACAATATATATTATATCTTTCCACCCAAAACCCTTCATTTAACTTTTCCTTTTCACTATTGACATAACAACAACACCTATTAAAATAATAAATATAATCAAACTAAATCTATCTATAACCTTATCTATCGCTTTAGTTAAAATAGCATCGCCTGTGTTATAAATAAAACCTTTTAGTTTAATCCAATAGCCTGTTAGTGATAACTTTGGTTCAAATCTTATATAGGGTTCAACCTTCAATACCTTGGCTTTTTGTCTCCAATTATCTCTTATTCTTTTCGCTGCATTAACAGCTTTAATTCGATAACAATTTAAACATTTGCCATTCAGTAATCGTTTTTCTTTATCACATACAGAACAAATCATATTATTTACCTATCGCACTATTATATATATCTTTTAATTCTTGCGTAGTTAATTTGTCATCAGCAATACCTTTTGCTATAGCTGCATTCACAGCCTTTGGTTTAGTATAGCCGGGTTTGTTCTGAAACAAACCAATCAACCATGTTAATACGGGTGGTAATACAATAAAAAGTATTTCTTCCATTTTAGTTCTCCTTAAACAATTTATGTAAAATTATATGATGTAGACCTACTGTGATTATTGTAAGCCACATAAACATTAAACCTGCCTCTTTATATGTTACAGACAGCTCAACATAATAAAAATAAAAACCGATGATATACGTTATTAAAATCCATTTAGTAACATGCCAACCATCCCAACCCGATTTACGAAAAGCATATTTCCATTTGTATCTAAGACGAAATTGAAAAACATCCATCGCAGATAATAGAAAAACTATAATAGCTGTATGAATATATATATTCATTATTCACTCATCAATATCATTATAAATCCCGTTGCTTGATCAACTACTATATACTTAGGGTGGCTCCAACCTTCCTGTCCCTGAACAGTAACTACCGCACCACACAGCTCCCAGATACCACTTGTAAGTTGTTGAGTAAGTGAAACCATTGCAGTATCTCCATTCCAGATACCAAGTGAATTGTTAATATAGAATGGAATTTCAGTTCCAGTAAACGGGGTTTCATAATACACATGTCCCACACTTGTGTCTGCCAATGTGAAAGACAAGCTTATGGTATTATTAATCTCATCTATTCTAAAATCAATAGGAACTCCAACACCTTCTGGAAGTTCTATTAATCTAAAATCGTATCGGGTAATAACGTCCATGAACTGTGCCTGACAACTAAAGGCAATTAAAATTAATAAAATAGTTAAAAAAATCTTCATCTTAAAGCTCCTCTTTAATAAGTTACATCACCAATTTGTATTACTTCACCTGATTGACCACCACCAACGGGAGGTGCTCCACCTTCTGTATATTCAAATGCTCCTCTATCCCAAGAACCATCAGAGCCTCTTGTACTACCATTCAAGTCTGTATTATATTCTGCACCAATAGTATTATCAGCCTCATCTGTTGCATAGGCAAGACTGAGATCAAAGGTTGCGGAATTTGTAAATACATTACTTGCACCATTTTGCATATTAGTTTCAGACTGTGAACCCGAATTATAGAACCAATTATAATCATGAGCTTGACCATTAAAACCACAATTTTCAATAGTATGAAACAGATTATTATATGTAATATTTCCAGTACCACTACCAGACCAACTTACACCACCAACTGCGATGGTTGTAATGTTGTAAAAAGTATTATTATAAACCTCCATGTCATTATTTGTATCGCCAGATGTGTTGCACAATGCACCATTTGAGACATTATACCTTGAAGAGGTGCTATAAAAAATATTTCCATAAATCTTAAATCCCCCCTGTACTGCATCCTTTATCACCACAAAACCTGTCCCAGCACAATCACTAAATCTATTGTATCTGATAACCCATTCAGCATTATTTCCAGAACTATTAATTGAAATGAGTTCACCATGCGTACTTCCATTTGTATGTCTACGTTCCAAAACGCAATACTCAAGAGTAAATTGAGTAACGTTTAAGGTAATCATACAAGTTCTATTGACATCATGTAGCCAGCAATAAGATAGCTCCCAATTAGTTGAGGTGCCCAATAGATACAATATGTCATCAGAATTATTTTCCCTATCTTCGCCAACCCCCTCCATTTCAGTATGCCTTATTTTTACATAATCCGCCCCGCTGACTGAATAAATATGCTTAACATTAGTACCAGAATTAATATCAATCCTAAATCCATGACCACTTGTACCACTTCCAACTATACCATCTATATCCCAATATCCTGTTGCAAAATCCCATCTTGTAGTGAAAATAGCCACTCCATCACCATAAGCCGAACTCCAACCCGTACTTGAACCGTGTGCCGATTCAGTTGCTTTATGGATATAAATATAGGTACTGCCAGAAAGCCCATCGTCAAAATTATAACCTGTATATGATCCATCAGCAAGAAATACAGTATCACCCCTTGTTATTGGAGATGGTATTTGGTCTAATGCATTGTCCCAAGCAGAGCCGTTACCAGTATCACCATCACGAACGTATATAGTTGAACTAAAAACCTGTACAGTTAAAAATAAAAGTATAAATAAGTATTTCATATTCTTTCTCCTATGGAGCCCAATAGGGTAGTGTTCCATCTGTTGTATAAATTATTTCACCTATCTGCAATGTTATTCCATCGCCATAAATACCAATTACACCTGCATCGACGGTATCAGTTCCATCGTTCACATCAAGATTTTGTGTCCAATGCCCGCTTTCCGTTGGTTTTGAAGTAGAAGAATATAAATCAACCTGACCATTTGCCCCGCTTCCCGCAACGTAACTCACGGCAAACCACATAACAGTACCATCTCCAGGCATTTCAGTATCAGGTGACGCATCTGCATTGCTGGTTCCAGAGTCATAATAGACCTTTGCGTTATGGTCAGAGTTTCCAACATCCCACATCCATCTAATATGGTAAAGTGCTGAAAGTGGATTTCCAGGAGTTGCGTGATCTATAATTATACCACACTGTTCACTTGTACCTTCTTCATTAAATTCCATTTCATAAGCTACACAAATTGTTCCTGTTCCTGAAATTACAACATATCTATTAGCATCGTCATCATCTGTCGCATGTAAAGATAAATCTTCAGTACCTCCTATTGGTGTTGTGGTATTTGAATCATCCCAATTAGTAACATCATGTACCGCACCGGAAACCCAAGTCTGCATTTGATCGTTATCATCTTCTCCATCACCGCCACCATCACTATACCAATCTTCAAATAGAGTACCATTCATTGAACCACCTGCACCAGTAGAATCTACTGTACAAGCAGTATGATTGCTATTGGCAAAAGTTGTCCAGTTATCACTTGCGTCATACAGCATCATTCGACCATACATAGCAGCGTCTTGAACAAAATCCCAAATGAACTCTCTCGGTTGCCAATCACCTGTATCTGCAATAACAAATACATAAAGTGAATCATAGTCGGTTGAGTCAGACGAAACAGTTCCAAGCTTTAAAAGAATCTTTCCACCAACTGCATCAGCAGGAAAATCCTCTGCATTAACCGTAAGCGTATCTTTTCCTAAAGCATCACCAGCAAGAGTAAAGGTAGTTGCACTATCAGGCGGTGTTTCATCTGCACCACTAACCTTATGATAGGCAGTATCATCTTTTGAAGACGTATTAAAAATTCCATGCCTTCCCGTAAACGTAGAATAATAAACCGTATCAGGTTGGGAAATAGTCAAAACTAAAAGTGTATCATCTGCAACTGCACTGGAATCTCCAGTTGCTATTAGTAAATTTCCATCAGTTATTGAAGTTGGGTAACTATTAGTCGCTCCTTGATTAGCACGAATAACAATAGAATCGGGTCTTAATGTTGCCTCATCACTAAATCCATTTGTCACTAATGCTGTTGAATCTGGTGTGCCGGTACTATCAAGTGCCGTTGCCGTAAATGTACTTGGTAGGGTAGGATATTTATACCATTTCCAATCATAGCCTATTGTATTCGACCAGTTACCGTATTGAGTTCTTGTATTCCACCATTTAGCCGTTGCTATGTTTTCGGTTGGAAAATATGCTTTACAGGTATCGGCTCCCTGAGTTGTATCAAGTTTCCCAATGGTAATTATTATTGCTGAGTCCGCACTTGCCAAACCTGTACTATCGGAATCCATAAATATTTTAAGAGCGTCAAGATGAAATCTCGTACTATCTAAATCTACAACCATTGAATCATAACTGATTAAATTTAACGAATCATATACACCTGCCACATCTTCATTGAGAGCCTCGTCAACAGCACGAACCTCAAATAGCATACTATCAGTAATTGTAAGACTGAGAATGCCTGAAAATGTAACTGTCTTTGATGAAGCCGTATTAAATGTATCAAGAGAAGTATATGTATCTTCTGCCCCAACTTTACCATATAGATTAAAATAACCTGATTCACTATTAGTTGCACTGCTTAAATCAGCAGTTATTTCATAGTTATCAAGCATGGTAATTGCAAATGTTCCACCTGTAACTGGCGGAGTTTCATCACCTGTATCATAAACTACTGTGCTATCAATAGAAGACGTATCTCTATTGTCCAAAGAATCTTTAGCAATAGCCCAGAAATGTACAGTAGAATCTTCACCAACTGCATACGGTTGATTTACTATAAACGTATCAGATAAAACCCAATCAAGAACAACGGTTCCAGAAGTATCTTGAACCTGAACGGAATCACCAACAACAGTTAACATTGTTATGTCTATCTCTACACTGTCGGGAGAAACCATATACCCTTGTGTAGAAAAGGTGCTAATGACTGGTGAATATAAATCTACCCATATAAAATAAGGTACTAATAAATGTGTTTGACCAGTATAGCTATTCTCACCTTCAACATATCTATAATAGCTAGTTCTCCAAACAGTATCACCAACAGACATAGAAAAACCATTATCAATAGCTCTACCAAAAGTGCTATCAGCCCCAAGAATTAACTCTGATTGAGATTGTATAATATTTCCACCCAAACTAACTGAAGGTGTATGACTATTAGCTGTCCCAAACCATACATCATGGTCATAGTTTGCATTATTAGGATCAACTACTCCAGTTGGATTAGTTCTTACAAATACGCTATCAAAATCTGTTGAAACCCAAGTTGAATCTGAAGGATAAGCAACTAAGTCAATTATTGTCAATGGAGTACTAACAGCATCCATGTCTATCGTATTACTTGAACTATCCCTAAGTGTAGGAATAATAAAAGCAGCCTCTGTAGAATCTGGATAAGTTCCGAAACTAAGTGAATTAAAATAATAATATAGCACACTATCTGTTAGTAGTTGAGCCTTTGTATAAAGAAAAGAAATATTGCCTGTTGATGTAGCTATACCATTTACAGAAAGAGAAGAGTCTTCATCAAAGTGCATTGTTATTGTAAGACTTGCCCAATCTATACTACTAATCTGTGATGGATTAACAGTTATCGTGATAGTATCTTCAGTGATCCGTGCAAATTGTGGAGGAGTTGAGAATGTATCAGGTGGAGTCGTATCAACTGAATCAGATGAAGTTTCACCCAACGTATAACTATAATATTGATAATATATATTATCATCATAATCATAATATTGCCCAAAAGAAAGAACGGACAATATTATCAGCCAAATACTAATACCTACCATCGACCGTTTTCCATTCATATATTTGATATTCATTGGATTGGGCTCCTGTTTCTATCATTTCATATTGATATTGATGCGCAAGGTTTGTCGCCCACCAAGTTGAATCTTTCAGGGCAACTTCTACGGAATCTCCGTTAGAAGTAATTGTTCCAAGGGAATATGTCACCCATACATTTCCTCTGTTTATTTTCATATTCACTGCAACGTTCATTGTACTATCAACAGCTGAATCGGCTACAACCTTTACCCACAATGCTCCCGTTCCCTGTGTATTCTTTACTATCTTACTTGTAAGAGTATTCGCAGCCGTTGAGATAGATGTAATAGTTTTGCCATTACTCGACATGTAATTTGGATTATCCCATATGGTTTTTTTATATAAACCCATAGCATCATTATATTGTATCCCACCCAATAATATCAGAGGCAGGATTAGTACTATGATGAATAATTTAAAACGTTTCATCGTCTTCTCCTAATAATCCATAGGGACTACATAGCCTCTGTTGGATTGAAATTTCTTAATGTAATACTTTCTAAGTTCTAAAATATTTTCTCTGTAAGACATAAGATATTGTCGTGCTATTCTCGGTGCTCTAGATTTGGCTAAATCCCAACATACTTTATCTACAAGGGTATCTGTGAATTGTTCTTCTATTTCGGTGATAGCCGTTGCATCGCTGGCTATAGCTGTTGGATAAGCCCAATAAGCTACAGTAATTGTTTCGTCATCCCCATTAATAACTGTAATATCTAAGTCCGAACCATTAAATTGTTCATAATAATACTTCAAGCCATCTACAGACGATGCCGTTGGCATCTTGTTCCAGTTTTCATAAGGTATTCTTCGTAATTTTGCACCGTCATATTCTAAATATCTCAACTGAAAGAAATCTGCAATGCTATCTAATGCCAAAACCCCACTCGTCAATGTTGGAGTAGTATCAATTTTACCATTAGTATGGCATTGTGTAACTATCTTTTTCAAACTATTTTCTATCATTTTATTTAAGAGTTTGGTAGGCAATTCAATTTCCGATAAACTGGGAAAATGAATACTTCTGATCTGATCTCTCACTTCTCCACGAGTCATACTCATTATTGTACCTCATCCTTGGCGGAGTTAACGCCTTCTTTAGCTAATAATCTTGCCATACCTATTTCTTTTTCTCCACCAGTTAGAAATGACACGGCATATGCTATGACAGTCGGAAGAAAATCATCTGGAACATCTACGGTGGAATCGAGATCAGTGCCTAATGTTGGAACACTTATATAATGCATATAAGCAGAAGAAGTTGGAAATACAGAGATATAGTGTTTTAACCAAATATAATCAGAGGCGTCGGTATTGGAACCTATCCAACCTGTATCTGAATAATATGAACAAGACTTGTTAAATAAATCATTTAGTGGGCAAGGATTCCATTTATAAGTTCCATGTATCATACGAACTATTTCATGTACACCCGTTACAGCAGTAGTTACCCTAAAGACATCGCCACTATCGGTTGAGGCTATAGCTGCTTCAACTGAAGCCAAGGCTATTGTAGATTGTTTTGCATAATGATCTTTAATTTGATCATAGGATTGCTTAAAAACTTCTTCAACTCCCATATTTAGATAATGCATTTTACCTAAAGGTGGCAATTGATTATCTGGAAGCCTTTCATCTATATCTGCTATCAATGTTCTATAGTCCACGATAACTACCCCAATCCTTCTCAAAAATCTGACCAAATATTTGAGCATCAACAGCTTCTTCATCCTGCATTTCAGCCATCATTGTTGCGTATTCTACTATTATATTAGCAAACTTATCATCCATTCCACTTGCATCGGTCGGATATTGAATCCATAAATGATTAGCTTCAGCAGCTTCATCTGTAGCTGCGGGAGCAAATTTAATATCAGTACCTATTACCGAATATATTGGAGCTGATATATCACCCTTGTAGAACGGTTGTGTATGAACTTCATTTGCATAATTAAATACATAGGACTTAACCTTGAAGGCTGGTTTATAACCTTCGGCATTCAAATCCATAGCCAATGCAACCGACCTTGCATATCTTGTATATCCAGATATGTCTATAACAATATCAGATGCACTTAAAGCTTCATTGCTTATGGTTTTATTGCTCTCTAAATGTTCATCTTTCGCTTTATCGCATATTTTATATGCAGCCTCTAACAGCCACGCATCTACTTGGGCTTGAGTTGGTAGCGAAGCAGCAGCTATCGTTACGCCAAGTCTACTTCCTACAGCCAATCTCATTGTTGCAAGTGAAGCCATTGTAATCCTTTAAAGAAGGGGGCAATTAAGCCCCCTATTATTACTCTTTAAATGCTACAGTTACCAAAGCAGCAGCAGCGTCCTGTGTATCCGTACCATCAGTAAGTAATGTCACCCTATAATAGGGGGCATACGCACTTGTGGTATCAGCAACTCCAGCCTGAGAATTGGTTCCAGTGGTATCTAAAGCGTTAACTACAGCATCATCTAACTGTGCCCATGTAGCATCATCAGCCGATCCGTAAAGATCAGCATCCAATCCACCGTTACCAGCAGAAGCCTCTGTAATGTCAACGAGTATGATAAATTTTTTATCAGATAAATCGTGATTTATTGTACTTGAATTAACAGTTACGACATTTGCCCCTGCACTATCAGCGATAGCCAAAGCCTCAGTTAAAACTACATAACCATTAACACTTTTTTCTGTCCAAGCCATAAGAAAATCCTTTCTTAAACAAGCTTTATTAAAGCGTTTTTTCTAAGGTTAGTAATTTTAATGCCGTCGTCAGAAAAGTACTGATCTACTACGTAGTCAGCATCATTTTCCTGAATTCCCGCCTGAAATTCATTTGATCGGTACTGTACTTTGGAGACCGAATTACGATCAAGTACAACACCATAGTTAGTATAAGTGTCACCTCTAAAGAGGGGATTGTAAATTAATTCTAATATACCAGAAGGAGACCAGAATTCCCTGAAGACTAAGCCTACAGAAGTATCCTTGACTAAATTGGTAATGTTAACTTTGCTTCCAAGGCTACCAAGCATGCCTTCGCCTGCTCCGAGTTTATGGAAGAAGTTAATAAGACCCAAACCACCCATAAGGGTGAGTCTGTTTCCTGCTGGAAAGTATTGAAACATTTTGCCCATATCATCTAAGAAGTTATCGAAATCATAACCCGCAGCAGTCCAGTTGAATACATTCTGATAAGTACCAGAACTGACACCATAACGCTGTAAGGCGGTTAAGATTCCCAGTGTACTTCTAATGGGTTCACCAGATGTAGAATCCGTAATCGGAAGAGTAGTGGGAGCATCATTACCATCGGCACGGACGCCAAGTAAGTAAGAACGCTCTTTCTGCATGATATGTTCCATTGCTTTATTTGCACGTAAACGAGCGAGTTCGGGAACTGGATAACCACGTAAACCTGCTTTAAGCAAAGTTCCAGTGATTTTAAAGGGAGTCTTTTGGATTTGAGCAGAATTCCAAACTACTCTTGGTTGACTCGTCCATCCCTTTGGAGCACGAGAACCTTCAGCTCGCATGTTGCCTACAACCGTACAAACAGCATTGTCTGTTATCGTTATAGCACCATTATCTGATGCCTCGGCATTACCAAGATGCTGAAAGGTAATACTTGAACTTGATGTGTAATCAGAAATTAAAGATGTTGATTGCAGTGCATTAGTAGTAGCGTGTCGAATTTCAACAACTAAACCTTCTAAATTTTCGCCTATAACCAGAGCCTTGAAATTATCTAAACCTTCTATCGTCGCATCTCCGCCAACGGTCGCAGCCGACCATGTATCAGGAGTTCCATCATTAATAAAGAAGGATTGGTCAACGAACGTATCGTCTTCCTCGAACATTTTAAAGTCTGGATCAGGCACTTCTATAATTCCTAGCGAAGAAGATAAAGCAGTAAAGGGAGCTGCACTTGGAAACAAAGTATCAATCTCATAGGGACTTACGTAAAAATCACGCCTATCCGTATAGAGGATACCAGAAGAAGTGCCATCCCATGAACCTGCCATACCAGCATAATTTTCGTTATAGTATGAATTGTAAGATGCCATTATTTATTCTCTCTATACCATCCCGGTAGATTTAGCCGTTTGAGCAACTTGCTGCCCGAAACTCATAGGTTGCTGAGCTATATTATTAGGCGAAGGTGCAGATGCTATTGGAGGCGGTTGCGTTCCAGTTGGAGGCGGTTGCGTTCCAATAGGCTGAACATTCGGATTACTTAACGGATGCTCCTGAACAGGGGGAGTACCTATCGGTACATTCTGCGGAGGAGAACTAACGGGTTGGAAGTTGGTGTTTTGATTTTTGGTAACATATAAATCATACAATACATTCATATCAACATTGGGTTGCTCTATAAATTTCTGAAAACCCGCCATTTGATCCGCAGGAATCTGTTTCTCATTTTGCAAAGCATTCAATCTATTATCAAAAGCATTCTTCTGTTCAAAATTATTGAATTTATCGTTGAAAATATTTGCTACCTTATTAATTACTTCTGTATCCCTATAATCCCGATCAGCCTGATAAAATTTTCCAGATGGTGTCTCTTGATTATAAATATCATTTATATCAAATGCATCTGGTTTAACAGGAGCTACTTGTTCGGGAGATTTACTTGCAATCACAAGTTGTTTTGACATATCTCCAATTTGCTGCATTAGCAAACCATTTTGTGCTAATACAGCAGAAACATCAACATTAGCATTTTGTCCCACATTCTGTGGTTGTGGATTCTGTACGCCGGGAATACTAGATTGGTTCTTAGCGTCAAATCCGAAAACTGGATTTTTTAACATTATTTCTCTCCTTCTGATTTATTATCATTATTAGATGAATTAGCCTCTTTAAGTTGAAAGCCTAACTTTACAACCTGTTGCAAGAGACTTGTTATTTGATTATCTCTACCTTGAATTTCTTTCTGAGCATCCTCTATGGATTGTCCTAGTTGTTCTACTTGTCCACTGAGTTGTTGGATTTGACCAGAGCGTTCCAGAATACCTTTTTTATCGAATATGTCCGTTTTCTTCAAGACCTCTTCTCTATCAATTATTCCTAACTGATACCATTCTTTGTATTCCTGAGCTTCAGCCCACCTGTTGCTCGCCATCGTAGAGCCTGCGACTGCCTGGACATCATATGTTCCAGTAGTCACATCAAAAACTTTATTTAAACCTTCTTCGGAATATTTACTTATCAAACCAAGTTGTATGAGTTGTTCGTCTTCGTTATCGGTTTGTGCTATGCGAAGTACTTTATCATAATCATAAGTACTTTGCATATATTCCCACACAACCTGCCCCATCCTTGATAAGGCATTGGTTATGTTTTTTAACTTCATGTTCAGTCTACGATTACCATATTCTTCTATAGCCAACGTAGCCCTGAATGTATCTGGAGCATCTTTAGTTGATCCCTGCTGTAATGAAAAGACACCAGCTAAATACTCTAAATCATATTTCGCAATCTCTTCCAATGTAAACAAACCATTTGGTAATGGGGATGCTATTGATTGTATAGGGACATTAAATCCGGGAGAATATTCAATCACACTTCCCGGTCTTGCATTTTTGCGTTCAACTTCTTCTAGGTCTTCGATAGAACCCTGTTCCACCAAAAGTTTAGAAGCCATTGAAGTTGTAGCATGTGCTATTAATAATGATCTACGTTTATTAATCTCTCTTTGAATCCCACGTAAGAATCTGGTATCTCCTAATGTATAAGGAGTTCCAAGATGTAAATTTGTGAACGGTATAATTGGATAAGATGAACAAGGTAGTGCTATATCAGCATAAAGAACCTCTGTACCTGCAATTATATTCTTAAAACACTTATCTTTATATACATCAGTAATATTATAAGCACCGACAGAAATGGCTTCACGAATAGATGTTGTGTTAGACAATTTCTCCCATACGGGCTTATCATAATACTGCACCTTTCTATTGGTAGTATCAAATACCCTAACTTGCTTAACCCTTTTTAAAAAGTATTCTTCTATAACTCTATATAAATCTCTATCTGGATCATATATATCTTGAGGAAACTTTATATCATGTTGGTCAGACATAACATTATATCTACCCACTTCATGAAAATCTCTCTGCATTTTCTCAAGAGCATATTCTTTCTCTGGATACATCCTTTTAAACATATTAGATGTTAAAAACTTTGAAATCATTTCTGCTTCAGAATCAGTGAAATCCGGTTTCTTTGCATAAGGATCAATAAAAACATCTTTGTAATCAACATAATCAATACCAACTTCTTTGCCTTCTGGTGTATATTCATCAGAATAAACAAATCCATAACCTGTGCCATTTACTAAGAAGTCATATATAATTCTTGGAAATATTAAATTGAAATCATTTCTGTCCTGTATGTAGGAAAGAATTTCATTTCCAATTTTAGCGACTTCCACATCCCCATCTTCACGAGCGACAACCCTGAACTCTGGATCGTTGGCACATAGAATAGATTGTTCCTGCATAATAACAGGAAATATTCTATTGATTACAAGCGGAGCTTGTCCCCGTCTGCTCAGTTCTTCTTCCTCTTCCTTTGTCCATTGTTTACCAAGAGTAAAATCTTGATCCAATTCTACTTGACGAAGATGAGAAGCTCTTAAGTCTCGATATGTTTCATACCTATCGAGTATATCTTTAGCGTTTGCCATACTTTTCTCCACTGATAATACTATTAAACAATCCCTTATTATTCCTTACTAATCCAATTAGTCCAAATGTCATTGATCTAATTTGATGTTCAGTTAAATCTAAATCTCTATGCATACTTATTCCATGAAGAGATTCATGTAACAAAACAGAGTTATGTTGATTGTCTTTTAATGTATCAAGAACTCTTATATGCGAATCCCTGTAAGTGATTGAACCCTGATTATCAGCCATGTTATCAACTTGTTCTACAGTAACCTTGTAATCAATTCCATCTATATTAATTGGCTTCACTTGAAACCTCATTAATCTTTTCAACATCTATACTAGCTATAATTTTAACATTATAACATGAACCTTTTTCGTAGGTTAGCATTACCTTTCCATAATAATTTTGCTTTTGTAGACTTTCTAAATATTTTACCAAAGCATCAAATTCTGCTTTCATAGCATTCTCCTAAATAATAGCCCAATTATACTTTTTGATTGTTAGTTTCCTTCGTCCCTTACCTTGTTTTTGTCTCTTGCTAGCGTTTGTGGCAAAGGCATATGTATTCCAAAGAGCATCGAGTAAATCGTCATGGGCTGATTTTGGATACTCTAACAATTGGGATATGAGTCCTGTGAAGTGTCTTCGTAAAAATACTCGCTTAGAAGCGAAGTGTGGTTGCAAACTTAGTATTCGTTGACTTTTTCTATCCCTAGGTTTAACTTCTCTTATTGGTACGAATTGTCCAGTTTCTCGCATCTTCACTCTAGCAAAGTGAATCAATGATTCTTGGTAAGCCGTTGTTTCTATTATGAATACAGCTTTGCCAGAATACTTTGCGTTAAATTCAAATATCCTATCTAGCAAAACGTCTGGACTTACTTTTATTTCATGTGCCTCAAGAATAAATGCTCGTCCCTTTTCATCTAAAGCGGTTACAACAATGCCAGTGAAATCACCACGGGTTTTCCCTAGTGACGGATCAACTCCAATATAAATATTAATAGGTATATATTCCGCTTCTAATCTAAGCCAGAATTCTCCATTGTCTATAGTAACTACGCCATCATGGTATTGCATCATATCACTTTGAAACGGACGACCCTCTGGGGCAGAGGCAACATTCATATATTCCATGTAATACAAATCAAGTAAACCTTGACTCGCATACTCTTTTTTACGTTGCAGCAATTTTTTGAGAGGCATTCTAGCCTCCCACAATGCTGTGCCATCGGACTGCTCTGCTTGATAATAAAGTACAATCCAACCTGACTCCTTACCAAGCTTTCGTATATGATTTAGATATGAATCGTTATGGACAATAGTTCCAATAAGAACTATATGTCCGTCCTTATCTAAAGAAGGTAGCACGGCAGCATTAATCCATCTAAATAATTTATCTCTTTGTTCTAAAGTTTCTGTGTTGTCTTCAGACTCAAAGTCATCAAGGATAATTAATGTGGGTCGAGACCAGAGATATTTTAAACCTCTCATTCGTTGACCACTACCTTTACACATAATGCGTATTTTAGTTGAAGTGATTATATCTCCCTCACTCCATTTTTCCGATCTTAAATTACCAAACAATTCATGAATAACTGGATTTTCTTCCAACTCAACTTTAATGGTATCAAGAAACAAAACACTTTGACCATATGTTTCTGATACAACAATAATAAATTTTTCCCGTTGATAAAGAACTCTATATAACAAATAAATTAGATTAGCAATCGTAGATTTCGCATGCTCTCTTGGAGCGATAACTGCTTTCTTTTGAATCTCATTATTTGTCAATAAGGCAAAAACTTCTTTATGGAATTCAGGTGTTTCATCGGTAACGTGATGACCAAGCACAACCTTAGAGAACTTTATAATATCTTTATATAGTTCTTTCCGAAGTTTCTTTTTTTCTTCTTCCGTGAACATAGTAGTCACTATTGTTCTTCCTCGACAACAACCTCAGCGATAGCATCTGTAGCAATAGCATTCCCAGTAATTCCAAGTATCTCCTCTCTCGAAACAGGTAATTGGTGTGTGGTTCTTATCGAAATCTTTTTCTTCATTTCAAGCAGTTCAATAAATTCCTTTAGTGCGGATAGCTTATTACCTTGCGTTGTAGGTTTTTCAACAACTTCCTTTAACTGCTTAACCACCCATTCCTGATCTACTGACAATTCGTTTAACGCCTTCCTTGTAAGTTCGTCCACGTAATTTTGTACCTTCTTTAACTTTAAAAGTTTATTAGCTTCATTAATTAATACGTTCCGTTTCCAACCAACCTGAAAAGCTTCTTTATATGCCCTAGCCTTCTCTCGTGTTCTGGCATACACCAAGCAAAAATGTCTCTGTTTGTCAGTCAACATTTCACTTTCATTATTTGGGTTTTTTAATCCACTTACAAATTTATCCGCATCCGTATGTAATACACCTCGTCCCGTAAATGGAAAATAATAACCTAGCGGAGTTGAGTAATAAAATCGCTTTGATCTCTTATCAAGGCAATACGTTTTCAGTATAGGAACTACAAAGCCATCTTGACTTATAATATAGTCTGCTGTGTCAGTGCTAACTCCTTGCTTTATCACTACATCAGACTCACCCTTGATATTTAATAGGTATTCTTCTTCGGTATAAAGATTGTAAGTCTTCCCGCCTTTTTCGATTTCCCTCACACAATCTCCTTAAGATATAACAGGATATATCCTATTATATCTAACTAAACTCTATACTCTCTATCTGTTTAAATCGTATACGATTTAAACTATATAATATCTATTATATATATTATAACTAAACCCTATATATATATATAGCATGAAAAGTAAAATTATGTGTGTTTTAGTAAAAATAGTTGAAATTGGGTCTAAAATAGCCGGATTAGGACTGAAACCGGCAATTTTTTAAGGTGCTCATGCTATATATATATAGGAGGTAGTTTTAAATGGGTTATATGGACAGACGTAAAAAGATGGCTGAGATAAGATTGGAAATTAATGATTTGGGAAGAAGGTATGGTAATGTTAATTCCGATTCAGGATTAAAAACAATCTATGAAAAAAGATTGGAGATTTTAAATAAGCGTCTTGAAAAACTCAAGACTATGAAAGGATATAATGGATAGGGTTAATTACAATAAAATAATTAACAGGCTAACTCAAGAAAGACATTCTCTGTCAGAATCTAAGAGCAATGACTATGCTACACACGATGTACTTTCAAACTTCAAACGTATTTCTACAATAGCCAGAATACTAAAAATAGAACCAAGCAAAGACCCTATGGATTATGCAATGTTCATGGCTATAATGAAAATTGATAGAATTATGAACTTAATTTCCGGCGGTACAACTCCACAAAATGAGGGACTTGAAGATAGTTTTAAAGACCTACTTAATTACATCGAACTTACCTACGCCCTATCATTAACGAGGCGACCTATGTCAACAATGTGCGCAGGAGTACCGTTATGTTAAAGTTTAATAAAGACGCTACATTTGAGGCTGCTCTTAAAAATGGGCAATGGAAAGTTAAATATTATATAAAGCGGTACGGCAGAACATCCGGGGAGCAAGTACTTAAAACCGATGATGGTAAACAAGTTATTAAAATATTTGGCAATCTCTTTGGTATTAATATAAGAGATTTGGATGAGGCGGAATAATGGCTTATGAATATAAAATGTCAGACTTTCAAGAGGACATAAAACAATCAACTATATCGGGATGGACTATCAAAGTATCAAAGATAGAAATTGATCCTTGGATGCTATGCTTTAAGAATCTCTATATTCCCGGTAATAAATTGATCAACTATGTCCACATGAAAGATTCCTTTACATTGGTTGCACCAAATGGCATAGAACATACTGGACTCGTAACAGATATAATTATACGTTCCGATGGAGGATACTCTGTTATGTCTCGTGAGAAATTTGAGAGGAAATATGGGAAAGAATGGAAGAAGACATGGAAGTAGAACGTAGAGAGTTATCATGCCCTAACTGTGCTCATATAGTAGCAAGGTGGGAAAAGGAAGATGGCTATCTTTTTCTCGGCTATAAACATTATGGACTACATAAGTGCAGGCATTGTAACCATGTACTATCACCTAAGTATTATAGGATGTGGAAGAAGGAGATTAAGAATGGCTAAAAGATTAAAAGTGCCGATTGTAATAGTAGCTCCACAAAGTACTCAGTTAACATCTATATTAACTTTTAACTCTGTACATCAAAGAGATAAAGCATATAGACAATTAATAGAACATGGAGTTTTAAAATCAACTAACGAAAAAGGAGAACCTAAATTCATCGTCTTAGGTAAAGTTGCAGTAGGCTTTATGACTAACGAATATGTTTTTCCTGTAATCAAGGAGAGTAAAGATGGCATCAGCACCAGTGACAAAATTAAAGAAAACGGAAATAGTATGGCTGGGAAGTCATAAATGTAAACATGCTCATACATATCTAGAACATTACTCATGCTTCCTTTATGACTTCCCGGAAGGCAATCCACTCGATATAAGAACAGGCTATCTTGATATAGAAGTGTTCGGCGGTTTCAATGCAGCCTTTGGTTATATGTTATCTTACTGTATTAAAGATGCTAATAGTGATAAAGTATATGGAACAAGCATTACACCTAAAGAATTAAAGAACTATAACAAGTTAGATAAAAGGGTTGTTGAATCATGTGTAGAGGATATGAAAAAGTTCGATAGGATAGTTACTTATTATGGAACTAAATTTGACATTCCCTTCATTAGGACAAGAGCCTTACATCATGACTTCGATTTCCCACTCTACGGAGAGCTTGTACATAATGACCTATACTATATCGTCAGGCATAAGTTTAAATGTGGAAGAAACTCACTTGACTCCGCAGCTAAAACGTTACTTGGAGAGTCCAGTAAAACTCACCTTGAGCCAGATACATGGCAAGCTGCTAACGCAGGAAGCCAAGAGGCATTAGACTATATATATGAACATTGTGTTCAAGATGTTTTATTAACAGAAAGATTGCATGATAAGATTATAGGCTTTCGTAAAAGAAGCGATCTTAGTGCATAAGAGAAGTAAGGAGTAAAAGAATGAATCTTAACGCAGATGTAGGTTTAATAACCAAGTACCAAGTACCGACCGTTCTGATGAATGGACGTACCTCTCGTTTTCAATACCTTATGATAATGGGAGATAATCAAGTATATGATAAAGAAAAGTTAGATAAATACATAACATGGCTTACTGAATGTAAAGAGATAATGACCGATGCTCTTACAGCAGCAGAGAAGCAAACTCTTATAAGTGAAGTAGTTTCTGTAGGTCAACAGTTAGAGCAAGTATCTGAAAGAATAACTGATACTGTACCTGAACCTGAACCAAAGATCGAAGAAGCTGAAGTAGTTGAAACAGTACCAAACGCTAAACTCGATGAGAATGGAATCGTTGAAGAAGTTAAATCAATACCCAGTGAAGCACAGCTTGGTAAAACAACGCCTACTGCTGCACAGTTTTCTGAATAGAAAGGATAGTAATGGTAATCTTAGATTTAGCCCTAATAAAAGCAATAGAAGCTCATGGCGATACTGAAAAAATCGGGAAATGGTACATAGAATATATGCCTGAATTCTACAAAGAGTATGGGGTAATGACAGAAGTACAATATTCATGCTCATGTCTCTTTATGGAGAAGGTAGCTAAGTGGGCAAACGAATTATATCGCTTGGCGTATGTCTAAGCATTAGGAGAAGTAATGAGATATGTAATAGGTGATACGCATTTTAACCATGTTAATATAATAGGATTCTGCGAAAGACCATTTAAGAATATAGAAGAAATGAATACTCATATGATTAATGAATGGAATAAAATAGTACAACCAACTGATATAGTGTATCACCTTGGAGATTTTGGATTCTTTCGTAACGTAGAAGA